AGTGTCACTTTGTTGTAGTGAGTGATGATATTCCGTGGTGCAAGTCATTCTTTCCAACCATGAATAGATTCGGGACATTCACCTATTCTGAAGGAACATCAATGGCACAAGACCTTGCGTTTATACGAGCAAGCGACCATTGTATCATCTCTAACAGTAGTTTTAGTTGGTGGGGAGCGTGGCTCAATGAATCGCCAGGAAAGATTGTAACTATGCCTGATCCGTGGTTCGGGCCTAAGGGCCCAAAAGGCCACGATCTTTATGTGGAAGGTTGGAAAATCATTCGTAGTTGATGGTTGGATCTGTATAAATAAGAGCGTCCCCCAACACTACTTCACGGAGTCGGTCGTTGGGACGGTGCAAGCGGATTACGCTATTCACCGTGCGTCGAGACTTCACACCGACGAGGGATTTCGCTACCGCCCACCCGTACTTCGGTACGGGTGGGTTTTCTTTGGCGTCTACATATACCAAAGTGAGGACTATATGGAAGACTCAATCGTAAACGAAGCAGTAGCGACACCAGCCGATGAAATGCCAGGATTCTTTTCCAATGCGCTGAAACCTCTCAAGCGCAAAACCGATGCTCGTGGCAATCTACTGCCCGATCCAGAGAATACTGCAAAATCTGCAATAGAAAAGCGCAAAAGCGAACGCGCTCTCAAAGTAAACATGGCAGACTCAAGGGCAGAAGTTGATCGTCTGCTGAAGATGAAGAAGACGGCAGAGATTGATGCCATGGGATTCGATCCAATCAATCAAACCAAAGAGAAGGATGTGGTCATCATCTTGAAGCGTGTAGTGCTTGGAAAGCCAGAGTTCATTCTGAAGAGCAACAAGAAAGAAGTGGTTCCCGAAACTAGCAGTCTAGGTGGAGTCACATGGGCATACGCAGGGCAGACAAGTAAAAAGGTAGTCGTGAATGCAGTTCATTCTATTCGCATGACCGAATCTTTGATCGAACGAATTGTGAAGCGTGCAGACGGCAAATACGAAGTGGTTTCCAAAGACGGCGACCGTAGTTTTGGAGTTTACAGTTCTGAAGAAGCAGCAAAGAAGAGACTACAGCAAATTGAGTTCTTCAAGCACATGAAGGGATAGCCCATGAAGTCATTTGCAGCATACTTTAAGCGCATAGATGAAATCGTCAAAATCGCTGTCAACACAGCAGTTTTGGTGAAAGAAGACCTACCAACCAAGCAGGTTGATACCAAGCAGTTTCCAAATCCAATAACCCAAACCCTTGCCAAGATTTTCACAAGTAAGGGAGCGATGGACGGAAATCCAGGCGATGATATCGTTGCAACTGTATCTGCACAGATCCCTGCACAGACTTTGATGCCTACTCAGAGCGAAATCTTCTTGGGTAAAGCACTTGGTATGGCAGTTGGTGGTGTTGCGGGTGGTGATCTAAAGGCAATCATCTCAAAGGATAACTACATTCTTGACGGACATCACAGATGGGCAGCAACCATGCTCTCAAATCCTAGTGCAAAGGTCGGTGGCCTCAAAGCAAATCTAGGTATTGGAGACTTGGTGCCTGTGTTGCGGGCATTGGGAGATGTGTTCAACAATCCACGCCGAGGCAATCCAGGCGGAGGAGACATCAATCTGTATGATTCCAAGTTTGAAGACGCTCTTGCAATAATCAACGAAGGTAAGTACATTTCTCCAAAGTTCTACGACAAGGCCAAGGCGCAAGCGTGGTTGCAAAGCATTGGCGGCGAAGCAGAACTGAAGAAGCGTTACACCGCTCTGAAAGCAAAGAAACCCCCTGCTGGCGCTCCTCCACGCCAAGATATGCCTGTGATTGACGCAGACAAAGGACAAGAAAAAGAGACTGCTGCTCTACTAAATAAGGGTAGTCTGGATGTGAAGAAACCCTACGCTTAAGGATCATTATGCCCATCTATCAGTATGTGTGTCATGCCTGCGATCACAAGTTTGAAGAGTTCTGCAAAATGGCCGATCACAAAAAGCCTTGCAAGGCTCCATGTCCTGCTTGTAAGAAGAAAGGCAAAGTGGAACAAACTGCATGGGGAGAGTACAACATCGGGGTAGATAGCCGAATGGACCCGTTGGGTGTTGGTAATCTAGATGCTGGCTTTCGTGATCGTATGAAAGAGATTGCAAAGAAGGCGCCTAGATTTGACGGAACGCGACAAAGGCTCAAAGATCGGTTTGGATGATTTGACTTTACTGTAAACCGTGGTAGACTTACATGATGCAAAAGACTAAGACATACGGCGTAGGCAACTTCCGCCAGAACTTGATTGAGTTGCCCAATCTTAAGGATCAGATTGTAAACGGTAAGCGATTCTATCAGGCACCTGGCGAAAGCGGTGAACTGGTATGGTATCCCTCTGTAACAACTGTAACTGGTTGGCGTGATCGTGACAAGTGGAAGCGGTGGCGAGAAGAAAACGCAGACAAGAGCAAGATGATTCTTGAGCGCGGTAAGCAATTCCACCTAACTATGGAGTACTACCTTTCAAACCGCGATCCTTTTCAGGTCTTGTTTGGTAGACCACAACTCGAAGAGATGTTCTTGAAGATGAAGCCTAGGGTTGATACCTTCGTGAACGGAATTGTTGGTCTTGAAGTTCCTCTCCACAGCAAACTCATGCGATTGGCTGGACGCACAGACTGCGTTGCCGAGTTCGATGGAAAACTCAGCATCATCGACTTTAAGACTGCCGAGAGAATGAAAGACACGCAAGGTTGCCATGATTATTTCTTGCAGGCAACGGCGTACTCTATCATGTTCCAAGAGTTGACTGGCACTCGCGTCCCACAGATCGTGATTATGATGGTGAGCGCCGAAGGAGAAGAGCAGGCGTTTGTCGAATCACCAAAGAAGTTTGTTCCTGAACTAAAGGAACGCATTGATGAGTTCTACTCAGAGTTTGATCCTGAAGAGGTCATTGAGGAGATCAAGAATGGACACGCTAACTGAAGACAGGAAAGTACTTCTACTAAACGCATCCGAGCAGGTCATCGGAGTCATTGATTGGTGGAAAGCAGTAACCATGCTTATGCAAGGCAAGGCTCGGTCGCCATTTAACTACGAGCATTGCTACGATATCAAAACTGGTTCTGGCGTATTTCGTTTGCCATCTGCATTGGTCTTGGTGAACTATGTGTTTATTCCATATAGACTAGCAAGGCCTAGCAAGAGAAACATCACACGCAGAGACAACAACGAGTGCCAGTACTGCGGATGTCATGTTAGTGGCGAGCGCGTAACAATCGACCATGTGATGCCTAAGTCTCGCGGCGGCAAACACGAATGGACAAATGTTGTGGTGTCTTGTAAAAAGTGCAATGCAAAGAAAAGCAACCGCACCCCAAACGAAGCAAACATGAAACTCAAAACACATCCAGTTGCTCCCAAGCGAGGATTGCTGTTTGTAGAAGTTGCTGACGAATATCACAAGACAATTTGGAGCAGATGGTTGACTTGATCGTGGTACATGATAATCTACTTGATGGGAGTACCTTATGAAAAAGAATGAGCGTCGTAAACAGAACAAAGCACAAAAGCGAAGACTAGAACGAGGCAAGCAAGTACACAAGTACTTGAATGATTTGCGTAACTTCAGTATTGTTTCTGTGTTCATCACCAAGAACGAGGCAGAGAATCTACCTAGACTTATGAAAAGCCTGGACGGATTTGCTGATCGTGTTGTGATAGTTGACACCGGCAGCACAGACAACACCGTTGAAATTGCCAAGCAACTAGGGGCAGAAGTGCATACTATGCCTTGGCCTGATTCATTCTCTGATGCTAGAAACAAGGCTGTAGAACTCGCAAATGCTGCAAAGGCAACATGGATTGCGATGTTTGACGCAGATGAGGTTCTAGACAAGGGCAGAGAATTGCGTTGGAAACTACAGCGAGTTACCCCGCACATCGGCGTTGTTAGCATTTTCCATCGAACCAAGTTTGGACACAAGTTTCCTCGCAACTGCATTTGGCGTCCAGGCAAAGCGAAGTGGATGTATCGCTTCCACGAACATCTGCTTCCCGAGACAAAAGGTATTCAGGTAGTCATCGACCACAATGTAGACCACCCCGATGATGTGGGCAAGAATCACGATAACGATAGAATTCTAGAGATGATGCGTATGGATACGGTAGAGCATCCCGATGCTCCCACGCGCAAGTACTACTATGGGCGTCAACTGTATTACCGCAAGGACGCTGCTTGTTTGGATGTGCTGAAGAGCGTATACGATACTTCTCAATGGCCCGCCGAAGCAGCACAAGCGGCTGTGTTTGCTGGCAACTTCTTTGAGTATCAGGTGGAACAGATTCAGGACTCAGATGATCCAAACAAAGATGCAATGGTGTTGGAAGGAAAGCAAATCGCTGCGAACTTCTATCGTATGTCTATTGCAAAGTATCCTAAACTGCGCGGATCTTATGTGGGAATCATTCGCACTTCCAACAGCGACTACGAAAGGCTTGTAGCAGCGGCAACAGCATTGAAGATTCCCGAATCTACATTCTTTGATGATCCTCCGAGATTCTACGCTAGAGAAAGCGTTGACAAGTTCGTAAAAGTCATCAATGACCTACAGCACATGGTTCAGCAATCTCAAACAACAGGAGCGATGCAACTTGCTAGTAACGCAGAAGCAGTTTCTTGATCGTTTAGAGAAGCATCTAAACAAACACAAGAACGGATACATTGAAGGTATCCTTGCTGTGTGTGAAGAGATGGGAATTGATCCTGAGCAAGCAGCCAAGTACTTGTCTAAACCTATCATCGAAAAGATAAGAGCAGAGGGAGAAAGTATCAACTTGCTTCCCACAACTCCAAAGTTACCCGTATGAAAGCAACAGGGTTTGCGGCGTATAAAGTCTATCTTGCGGTGAAGAGTCATTTCACCCACGATAGTTACGACTACTTCAAATATGGAGGAAAGACACGGGCAAGCGCGCAGACATTTGAACGCAGGCAGGATCGTTACTTCTTTGAGAAGTTAGCCAAGCGATATAACGAAAGCGAACTACTAGAGTTCTTTGTATCTAACTTTCTGATGAACAATCAGTTGTGGATCGGAGATGCCTTTGATTCTCAATGCGATCAGGTGTACACCGATTGGAAGCGGACGCAAGAAAGCATCACCTATACATTTGCACAAGACTGCGAGTTCATGCTGAACTATATCGAAAAGAAAGGCATCTCTTTTGATGCCCTATTCGCGCCGACCATTGTGCGTGAGGTTGGTACGCTAGAGCATACCAAGTATCCTTTGGCATTCACGATGTGCATGAGCGGTGAGATTCACATAGAAACTCTAGTGCTATTGGATTGCATTCTAGGCTTTATGCGTAGATCAGACAAGAAACTCAAGGGAGATTTCACATGGGACACCTTCCACAAGAAGGTCATGCGATACAAGCCATTTGTTTCTGTATGCTCTAAGCCAGATAAGTTCAAGAAACTGTTGAAGGAAAAAGTCAGCAAGCATGATGTCAAGGCTTGACTTCGCTGATAGATACTCTATACTTGACACATCGTTTACACGAAATAGAAAGGAAACGAAACATGGGATTCAAGGATCTAAAGAAGTCATCAGGTGGCGGATTCGACAAACTGAGTAGCGAACTCAACAAACTCGCAAAGAAGG